TACTATTACTGTTCAACCAGCAGATGGAGCATCTATATATGATACAGTAGGTTTAGCCATGACAGCAACTCAAACATCCAATACATTTAATATCCAGAAGCTGGTTACTATAACAGATGTAGGTATTAGTACAGATAACAATAAATCAAATAATATTGCTATACCCAACAATACTGTCACCATAGATACTCTAGCGGACGTAAATATGAGTCAGCCAGATGTTGCTTTTACATCAGGTGGTAATGCAGTAGCCAATGAAACAACCTACAATGGTAGTGGAACAACCTGGACATCATCTTTCTTAGTAAGCTCAAGTGATAGCCCTGGCATAATTGGATTTACCATCGATTACAAAGATTTATCTGGTAATACAATTTCCACCACAACCGATAATACTACTATTTATGTAGGAAATGATGCTGAATCAGAACGTGGTTTGGCTGCACAATTTGGTAATACTAATTATTTGAAATCAACCTTTATAGATGGTTTTGTTGATATTAGTGGAGGTAATCTTCATCTACATGGTGAAAATAATCAGTTAATAGTCGAAGGTAATGCAGATTTTTATGGTAATACATATATACCAAATACTGTTATTAACGGTAATCAAGTACCTACTTACATAGGTGGAAATAATGTTGAATCAGGTTATACTATAGATGTTTCAGGTAATGTTGATATTGATGGTAATTTGATAGTTTCCGGTAATGTAACTGTTGGTTCTAATGCAGTAACTAGCGGAGTAGTAACAGTAGATGGTTCATTGAATTATTCTACTTTGGAATATTTAACAGCTAGTTCTGCATATGATATTACTAGTGAAAATGATGTAACTATGTCCAAACGTTTGTTTGTAAAGAGCGATGATTTAAGTTTCAATGAACTAGGTAGTAATATCAGTACTTTTACAACTACCGTTTCAGAACTTGGTAATACTTGGGTACCATTAGGATCTGATATTCATGGAGAAAATAATGGTGACTATTCAGGAGTTTCAGTTTCATTAAGCAGTGATGGTTCGGTTGTAGCTATTGGTGCTTATTTGAATAACGGCATTCCAAATACTTCAGGTCATGTACGTGTCTATCAATATAGAGAATATACATCAACTGATAACGAAACTTATCATTATGGATCTACAGTACAAGATGCAAATCAAACAAAACCTTTAATTATTACTGAAGATGTAAATACAGCACCTGTTGAAGGAAATTCTTATTGGATGCAATTAGGATCTGATATTGATGGAGCCGCTTCTCAAAATAACCAATTTGGATATTCCGTTTCATTAAGTAGTGATGGTACCATTGTTGCTATTGGTTCTCCGTATAATAATTCTTCTATGGGTCATGTACGTGTTTTTGAAACAGGTGCTATTATCACATCTACAACTACAGTAACAGGAGCAGCTATTCCTCCAGAAATTAGCAGTCTTACTATTATCTCCAATAACACTAACGATACTGCCTATGCTACTCAAGATAACACAGTTACTATTGATATGATATACGATTTATCATTAAGTGAAGCACCCACATTAGCTATTCAGTCTGGAAATGCTAATATTACAAATACTGCTACTCTTAGTGGTGCCGATACTACTTGGTCAGCTGCTTATATAGTTGATTCCGCTGATACAGATGGTCTAGTATCTTTTACCATTGATGCATCTACTAATTTTGCAGGCGTGCAATCTACTTCTTCTGAAATTACAAATGCATCTACCATGACCATTGATAATACACCTCCTGCATTTTCTAGTTTTTATTCTTCCAAAAACAATAATATCCGCATTACCTTCTCAGAACCGGTATATAATACAAATACTGGTAGCGGAACATTAGAAGCTGCCGATTTTGTATTAACATCTAGCGGACCAGGAACATTAGAATCCGCAACTCCTTCTGCAGTATCTTTAGTAACTGATACCAGTAATATTATATATGATATAAGTTATGGAATAGTAGAGGATGATTTCCAATTAACTACTATTACTGTTCAACCAGCAGATGGAGCATCTATATATGATACAGTAGGTTTAGCCATGACAGCAACTCAAACATCCAATACATTTAATATCCAGAAGCTGGTTACTATAACAGATGTAGGTATTGTATCAAATAATACTATTTCAAATAATATTGCTGTTCCAGATCAAGTAGTCACCATAGATACTCTAGCGGACGCAAACATGGGTCAGCCAGATGTTGCTTTTACATCAGGTGGTAATGCAGTAGCCAATGAAACAACCTACAATGGTAGTGGAACAACTTGGTTATCTTCTTATACTGTTAGTTCAAGTGACACAGTAGGTTTAGTAGGATTTACAGTTGATTATAAGGATTTATCTGGTAATGTAATATCTAGTACAACCAATAATACAAGCGTATATATTGAAACTAACAGTGAAGCGTTGAGAACATTATATGCTCAAATCGGAAATACAAACTATTTGAAATCTATGTATGTGCAGGGATTTGTAGATGTTAGTGGCGGTAATATAGAAATACATGGTGAAAACAATACTTTAACTGTACAAGGTAATGCTACATTTGGAAAACGAGTTTATTTACAAACTACTTCGTCTGATGTACCTGCTATAGTAGAACTTTCTACTGAAATTATATCCTCTGCATTAACAAGCACTGAAGTTACTACTAATGTAGTAGCACTTTTACCTGCAGGTGTATCCGCAGATGACATATCTGTAGAAACCACTGTAAGTGAAACAACGGATGCAGATTATAACATTGTTTATACAATTGCTAATATAGAATTAGCTGATTTAACACAAGAAGCACAAGACAATATGACAGCTTATCTAACAACTACTTTAACACAGGAATTAGGTATAGATAGTAGTAGAATAGTAATAACCTATTCTGCAGGTTCTGTTATTATAACTATTACTATTTTACCAGCGCCAGAACCTGAACCTGAACCTGAACCTGAACCTGAACCTGAACCTGAACCTGAACCTGAACCAGTTTCTAGTGGGATAAATATAGTACAAGGTGTTGTGCCTAACTGGATGCAGCCATCTTATTATGGTTCAACGATGAATGGTTATGAAGTAAATTATGGTGCATGGTGTTCTCCAACAACAGCTGCAAATCAATTGGGTTATCTTGTTGATTTCGGAGGAGTAACTACACCTACATATTTAAATGATAGTTTAATTGCTGGTTCAGAACAACCCATTGCAACAGCAGCTAGTGCGTTTGCATGGGATAGTGCAAATGGTTGGGGTGATTATTTATTGGATGGTCCCTCACATCGTGGAAATGTAGGTGTATTATCAGATTTTGGTTGGTATATGGAAACAAATAACTTAGGTTCAACAGGAGCAGCAGCAAATAGCGCGGTTGGAACTAAGATTAGTAATATTTATGGAGGTATAAACAAATTTTACAATCAAGCTGGATGGGTTAATATTGCAGGTATGTCTTATAACAAAGTAAATCCTTCATTTTTAGGTACAGCAAATGAATATCCAGAGTATTGGAAAGCAAATGGACACACAGCAACAGTTGGTTTAGATAGGGAAATCATGTTTAATACAATCAAACATGAAATAGATAATAATCGTACAGTATTTGCTTGTTACCAAGGATGGAATATAGTAGCTAGTACAACATATTCTGATACAACAATTACTGATGATGAAAATTTTCCTGCTACATATTACGAATTTGGAACGTTCAGTGCATCTAACGAATCAACTGGAGAACAATATAGTGAAAATATTGAAAGTGGAGAATTTGGGGATCTTTTAGGGCATAGTGTATTAATTATTGGTTATATAGATAGGGGGTTTTCCAGTGATCCTGAAGGAAATACCGATTGGTTAATTGTACGCGATAATCAATCAAATACTGCTCGTAACGTTATTATACCTTATCAAAATGTTTCTACGTATGATTATACCGGATGGGACAGATTACTAGCAACATTATACGTGAATATTAATTATGGTACCTATGCTCCACCTGAACCCGAGCCTGAACCCGAACCCGAACCTGAACCCGAACCTGAACCCGAGCCTGAACCTGAACCCGAACCCGAACCCGAGCCTGAACCCGAACCCGAACCCGAACCCGAGCCTGAACCCGAGCCTGAACCCGAGCCTGAACCCGAACCTGAACCTGTAGAGACGTATATGACGTTACCCCCAATTCGACCTCTATCAAGTCAAAACAGTTCAAGTGCATCATTATATTCGGGAACAGTTTCTGGACGATCATATGGTAACGGTACTTATACGATTACGCAACATAATTATAATCATATTAACACTCAATATTATCCTAAATGCTTATACGACGGAACAAATTTTTCTAATAGCGCTAGAATGTTTGTCTCAAATAGTTACGTTGAACTAACATTTACATTTCCGGTATCTTTTAGAGCAACAAGTTTATCTGTTTATAATAATCATAGAGCTCAATCTTGGCAAATAAGAAGAGGAGGTTCGTCAGGAACACTGATTTATAATGGTAGTGCAACAATATCTACTGGTTGGACAACTTTTAATTTACCTTTAAATACCGGTTACAGTACTTCATATTATATATATTTATACAATCCAAAAAGCACGATATCGTATTTTCAAATAAGTGAAATCTATTTTCAAGGATATGGTTCATCTTCCTTACAATATTTAACTAATGAAACCCGCGTAGGTGTGGGTATAAATAGAACTCCAGAAAGCAATAATTCTTTAGTTGTTAGTGGGACAGCTAATATATCTGATGATTTGACAATCATAGGTAATGCAAATTTAAATACTGTAAATACTAAAGATTTAACTATCACGGGTGCATTACAAATTGGGTCAGAAAATGTTACTACCATTTCAACTAATTTAACCGAAGACGTTTCTATGAATAGTAAATTATTTGTACATACAGACGATTCTACATATACCAATAGTGATAATCAAACCATACATAGTGATGTAAATTCATCTGGAACATTTTCAACAGATATAAGCTTAAATAGTAATTTGATAGTACCAGGTAACGTAATTGTATTAGATGGTTCTAATAATAATTATGGTGCATATACGTTATATACCAATCAAGAAGGAACAAACTATTTTACAGCAGGAAAGAGTCCTTCTAACGTATTTAATATTGTAAATCAAAATAAAACAGGTGTTTATATGGCTTCCGGTGCTACTACATTTACATCGACATCTGATATTACATTAAAAACAAATATTTCTGGATTAATAGGTGCAAATGAAAAACTACTTCGTTTGAAACCAGCAACATATAAATGGAAAACTCAAAAAGAAGACGATGATAAAAAACAAGTAGGATTTATTGCTCAAGAAGTAGAAGAAATATTACCAGAATTAGTAAATACAAATACATATCCCAATGGATCAACGTATAAAGGCGTGGCTACATCTAATTTGGTGCCTTATCTAATAAAATCATTCCAAGAAAGAAGTGTAGAATTAGAAAACTTAGAACAAGAATATAAAGATCTTACTTCAAAATAAATAAATAAGAAAAATTGATATAATATTTATATAAAACATTATATCAAGAAACATAAAATAATGACGATTAAAACACGTGATGAAAAATTCAAAGATTGTTTTACAGTATATATGAATAATCTAGAAATAAATAATGTAAAATATCATTTAGATTATAGTTTAACTAACAAAACAAGAAATAAAACTCGTTGCGTTCATGAATATAAGCTTGAAGTATTTGGTACTACTGAATCAATGTTTAATACTGGCGAGAATGTGGTTGATATTTTACCCAGTACAAATGACTTTGTACAACATATGGAAAATTATTTTGAACCATATGAAATATCCGGTGTATTATCTGGTGGAAGACGTCAGAAACTGTCATATATATACGTATATACTCGTTCAAATGACCATGATGCAGTGTCCTCTTTAGAATTTGATGTTGTCTATCATAAAGATCATTTACCGTTTCCGGTGACATTAACAGAAATAGAAAAATGTCATAATGAAATACTTGAATTAAAAGATAAAGCTGACTTATATAAACGAAAATATGAAAGCTGTAAAAAAAAATACCTAGCAGAACGAGTTCGTGTAAAAGATATTCAAACAAGGTTGCAGGATAAAATGTCAAAAATGTATGCAGAAACCACAATATTGCAAGATTGTCCAGTATGTTACGAACCAATACAAAAAGAAAATGTACAAATACCGTTATGTTTTCACTATATTTGTAGTAATTGTAAATCTAAATGTGATAAATGTCCGTTATGTAGAGAAAAGTATGAATATATAGAATAAAAACTATACTTCAAACGTTAAATTTTCCAACATAAGCAAAATCTTTTATTTTTAAACGTATTTTATTTAAAAAATTCATGTTGTTATCTGTTACATATTGACAAGATAATATTACTCTTTTTTCATTTTTACATAATTTAGATGCTCTATGATATAAATAATTTCCTTCAAAGCATATTGAATTATTGTTAGTTAAATTTATACTTTTTATTTGATTTTTGTCATTTTTAAATTGAAACTCAGTACAAGTTAATTGATTTGTTATTGGTATTAATAATGTAAAAAAACGACCATCATAATAGTTATAATCATAGTGCCAATTAATCCAGTCACCTTCATTTTCATAAATTAACAAAGCACAACTGGTTGGTAAATTTAAATCCGTTGGAAATAAATTCATTTTTAATTGTTTTGATACTAATCTACATAAATCGTTTTTATAAAAATGAATCAAATTTGGTGCATGTTTTATAACATTATTTGATGAAATGGTAATACCTTTTTTATTTGGTAAGGCACAATTAAAAATTGTTTCAGGAAATGTTGTTATATTTACTCTTTTTTGAAATTCTTTTTTTTCGGTTAAATAATTTATTTCATCTTTAATTTGATTCGTCAAAAATACATCAAATTCTTTATATAGACAAAAATCATCATTACATATATAATTTTTATTTATTTGACAAGAACCAGAGTTATATGCATAAATGCAAATACAAATAATCATTATAATTAATAATAAGTATATATAGTCGAAATATTTAGCATTCATAATAATATATATATTAAAATTATATTTTTTATTTTTCATCCATTAACATAATAGCCATGGCAGCATAGTTATGTAAATCAATAAGAGTATCACGTATTCCTTCGTCTTTTACTAAATTGACACCGTTTTTTGTAATAGACATAGATCTTTGTATTTTGTCTTCAATACGCATAAGAACGCCGATAACACCATATTTTGCAAAAGCATCACCGTAATCTCTATTTTTCACTTTAAATAACTCTAGACCCTCTTTTTGAACCTTTTCTAATTGTTCAACACGATTCATTTTATAACAATATAATAAAAATATATTTATATTGTTATATTCCTGAAAAAGTTATTGTTTTTTCAGACGAACTGCTATTAGTATTAATAGTACAATTAATAGGATCTTCTATTGTATATTCCTCATTTACATTAGCAACAATAGAAAAAGATGTATTATTTAGAATAGTAGTAGTATCTGTTGAAATGTCAAATGAAGTGTCATTGTCTAAATTCGAATAATTTACACTCTTACTAGCATTATACGTGACTCCTATATTATACGAAAACCCAGGTGAGGTATTTAAATATATATTTGATATTGTCATATATCCAACATAAATAGACGCAGAATAATTATATGTATCCGTAGTAATATCATCACTTGGTTGTAAATTAATATCCATAGTAGTATTTTCAAATGAAATGGTACTAGTATCATTAGCTATAATGCTATCTCCATAATATATATTTGAATCTATATTATTAACATCAATGCTTACTATAATTCCTGTAGAATTAATTGGTATGTTATTTCCAGAAATAACAAATATAATGGGATTAATATAGGTATAAGTATATACTTCTTGTTTAATGGCTTTGCGGATTAACAAAGTAGCAATATTTGTAATATTATTTAAACCAGATGGACAATTAAGGTTAGAAGATATATAAAAAGACCATTCATCTAAGTTATCTGAAGCCTCAAGTGCATTAGCAAATCTCTTTGGTAAATAATTATATAAAGGAACACTTTTATCTTCTACTAACTCGATTATAGGTCCAGGTACATCACAACTAGAGGTCTTAGCAACTACTGTATAATCGTTTGGACAAAAAAGAGTCGTTCCTCTATAATTGCCTTTTAATACCTGAGCTTGTTTTTCTTTTTTTGTAAGGCTTCTAGATTGTGTAGATTGTTTATTATATTTTAAAATTTCTGTTTTTCGACGCATATCCAGTTGATTTTTTGTAAAGGTTGGATAAGGAGATATAATTTCATTTCTTACAGGTGGTATATTGAATAACATATTAATTTTTCTTTGTTCACAAGCAGTTTTGATAGTATCATTAGACATTTATAATTTTTATTACTTATAAATATCAAATATATAATTTTATTTGTAAAAACATAACTTAATACAATTTTCCGGTGTACCATAAATTAGATAAATAATTATAGCTACTCATCTTTTTCATATCATAATTGAAAGAACGTATATCTGGACCAGCAGTTATAATATTATTAATATCAAAAATAGAAAGGGCTTCTTTGTAATAACGTAAATTAGATATTTTTCCATTTATACCACCATTTTTCCCTACATGTACATCATAGTAGTTTTGAATTGGTACTTCTTGAAATTGTAATCTGCCAGATACTACTCCATTAATGTATATTTCGAGAACAGTATTTTTCATTCTTACTATAACATTAACCCATTTTTTCAAAGGGATATCTTTGACTTCTAATGAATTTTCTGCGTTATTAGTTTTTCCCGTCTTGGTATCCATAATAACAAATAAAGAAGCGGTATTTGGTTCTTCATCATTACCCCCTACTTTTTGTTTTAAATATAAACCAGGACCATTTGTAACAGTAGCAACCCCATGTTCATCAAACGAGTCATTACCTTTATGGTAAATATGTTGGAATTTTTGAAGATCATCACCTATATTCATGTCATTAATATAAATCCAAGAAGACCATGTAAATTCTAAACCTGTTTTTTCATTATTTGATCTTAAAATAGGTATATAATCACTTTTTGTAGGATCTTGAGGAATAGTCATTCCTGCATTTCCTTCTACCATACCTTTTACTAAATAAGGATTACTAGAAGGACTGGTAAAATATTGGATCAACATAATTCCTAAACTTAATAAGAAAATAAACACTATCACTACTAATATTACAAATGCAAATTTTGCAAATAAAGTATTTGATTCTAAGAAACCACTACTAGCCTCGGTAGAATCACTAACCATAACTTGTGTTTGATCTGAAAATCCACTAATCGATTCTTTAATAGAGTCGCCAATATTTTGAAAAGTATTAGATACATTTTCACCCACATTTTTTACAGTATCAGACATTTGTAAATTATTTCCATTAGTTGGCTGAGAAGGCTGATAATTCATAATCGTTATATAATATATAATATAACTATAAAACGATTTATAATAAAATTAGAATAATGAGAATTTTGTTTGTTCAACATTATCTTTTTTGAGTAGTACGTCTAAACCATACGAAGACATCCAATTCTTAAATGTACTTTGTCCATTTCCTTCCATATATGTAGTCCATGCAGTTTCTGGATTTACAGAAGAAGGCCAGTGTTTAAATTTGGTAATGTATGCATCATAACGGGTTGTGCCACCTAATTTCATTTTAACACCATCTTTTCCTCCTTGAGGAGGTTGTTTTGGAACTTTAATTCCGTCAGTTTCATTATCAATATAAACCCTTACTGATTTTACAAGTTTTCCATCTAAATAACAATCAACATATTGGTTATCAACACTTACTATAACATAAACCCATTTTTGCAATGGGAAGTTATCAGTAATTTCAACTGTTTTTGAAGTATCATTTGACATTGTAATATTACAATTCAAAACAGGGGAACTACTATCTAAATATAATGCAATGTTATCAGCTCTTGAAAAAATTGTTTTTGTAGAACCCATATCCCAGGAATTTACATACATCCACAATCCATAAGCGTATTTTGTTCCTCTAGGACTATTTGTAATAGGTATGGGTGTAATATCATCATTTAAATTAGCAGTAGCAGTTAATTGAGTAGAAGAACTGCCAGCAACACGTATTAAAAAGTAAATCAATATGATTACTATTACTCCTAAAATTATAACAACAGCAGACATATATAATAAATACTTATAAATTATTTACAGGTGGATTTTTATTCAATAACATATTATATATATTAACAATATCTCGTCTAGACATATTTGTATTATAATAACGAATATTTGAAATAGCTCCACTTAATCCATTATCACTTCCAGTTCTAATAACATCACCAATGTTATAACTCGGAACACTATTTTTTAAGTTAAATGTTCTCTCTAATTTGCCATTAATATATAAATCTACATTACGAGATGTGTAATTAAAGAATATATGGTTCCATTTTTGACTTGGCATGTTCATTTCATAAAAATTTGTATTGTTATTTGTTTTGTTTAATTGATTAGAAAAATAAAAACGATATGTGTCCATTTTATGAACATCATTTTGATCATTAAAAAATGTGATTTTTGGTTTTCCATTTCCATAATCAAAAATTAAAGATTCTTTATTATAAGCAGTCATACTAGTAGAATAATTATTCAAAAACACCCACATAGACAGTCCATAATTACGATTCACAGGCTTTTCACTATTTTCAACAATATAAGTATCTTTTGTGTCTTTGATAATTAGATCATTAATGTCAAATATGTTCTCTTCGTTTAATAAAACCATTTTTTCTAACACATTTTGACCATCTTTATTAGCAAAGTACTGTTTTATTTTAGGAAAATAAACATACAATAACAATAACGCTAACTCTATTATAAACAATATTAATACAGGATTAGTAGTAGATTTAAACTCGCTTAATACATAAGTTACTAAATCTAATAATAGACAAGGAATATAAAATAATAAATACACTAGAAAACTTGTATATCCTCTTAAAGATTTAAAAAAGTTAGTAAAAGTACTAAAAATAATAGCCATTGCAACTATTACAATACAAAAAACTAATATTTTCATCAAATACATAAATGCTTTGTAATGAGACAGTGATAAATAACCATATAGAGTTGAAGCTGCAAGTAAAAATGAGTAGTAATATATTCTTACGTTATTACCTTCATTTGTAGTGAAATGATATATGATATATCCTAATACACAAATTAATAATATACTAGATAAACCTATTTTTGCCTTATCTATATTTTTATTATAATGGGGATCATCATTATCCTGATTTAATAATTGTAAATCATTTACAACAACAACTGTTAAAACAAAAAAGAAAATTATATTTATATAAAGATCATTTACGGTTGGATTACCAAAAGCATTCTGCTGTTTATATAACATATTTGTTTGTTCATTTACCTTTGACATTGTGCTAGTAGTTTTACTACGTATGTTATTAACAGCATTTGTTATTGTTTGTTTAAAATTTAAATTACGTTTTTCATCCATTCTTATTATAATAGGTTATTATATTTTTATTATTTGATAACAAGTATCAACGTTTATCAAATAACTTATTCAGCTAAAGATTTTCCATAGCGGTTTTTTCACCGTGACAATCTCTACATAATGCAACTAAATTATCTACATGATTACTTCCACCGTACTCTAATCTAGTCTTATGATCTACTTCAAACCAAGCCGGAAGTTTATTTTTGCAATTTCCGCATTTCCAATCTTGTCTAGCAGCTACAAACTTTTTTTTAGTTTCACTAACAGATCTTTTTGTAGCTTTTTTACCTGAATTCAAAATTCTAGTTTCTGCTTTTTGCTGATTCATAGGCACGATAGGATAATTATATTGTTGTCCTTGAGGATGATTATATTGATTATTTGTAAAGTGCTGCTTGCTAGTAAAATCTAAAATTGGAGAAATAATATTAGACGTATTTCTATCTATGGGTAAATATTTTATATAATCATTTGATGCAGTAACTATTTCACGAGCTCTCAATGGATTCTTTTTCAATAATATATATAACATCAATGCTGCAAACGCAACTCCAGCCATTTGATAATATTTTTTCCATGACAACAATAACTTAGTATATTTGCCATCTGTGTAAATATTTGCCATAATAAACCCTGCAATTAATATTAATATCAACTCTAATCTCATTATAGTTATAATATTATAAGAAATTATTGTTATTCATACCAAATATAGATAAGTATTAATAGTATAGCTATGATAAATATTAATAAATAATGCCTTTTCCAATTTATCTTTTCGGCTAAATAGATAGGTTTTGGTTTATACTCATCTCTATATAATTCTAGAGCTCTGGGTAATGATATTTCTTGTTTTCCTAATCGAGCATTAATTTTATTATGTATGAAATGCATCCAACGAACAAACGAATCTCGATTATCTAAATAAGGAGATACCGGATATTTATCTAATAATTGACTAAAATAATTACCTATTTCATCTACTGGAATGAATATTGGTAAATTTTGAATAAGATCGTAATATTTTTTTTTTGTAACCTCATTTGGATGTAAAGGATATGATTCTGCAATGGTATGTAAAAAGAACCAATAATGTGGTCCCCAAACGGAAGGATCAAATAACATGCTATTTAACTATAATTATATAAAGATATTGGATTATAATCTAATAGAATAAATTTAATTTATGAGTGAATTATATTGCAATAATTGTGGAAAAAAAGGTCATTTATACAATCAATGTAAAACTCCTATCACTAGCTCTGGTATAGTTGCTTTTAGATACCATAATAATGATATTCAATTTCTTATGATACGAAGAAAAGATACGTTAGGATTTATTGATTTTATGCGTGGTAAATATTCGTTGTATAATAAAGATTATATAAAAAATATGGTTTTACAAATGACAACTAATGAAAAAGAATTATTAAAAAAAATGAATTTTCAAGAATTATGGATAAAGATATGGGGAGATAATAATGTATCAAACCAATATAAAAATGAAGAAAGTATATCAAAAGAAAAATTTAACAATTTGAAAAAAGGAGTTACTGTAAAGAATAATACATATTCAATAAACTCTATTATAGAAGAATGTAATAATTCTGTTTCTTGGAAAGAACAAGAATGGGGATTTCCCAAAGGAAGACGTAACTTTCAAGAAAAAGATTATGATTGTGCAGTTAGAGAATTTTGCGAAGAAACTGGATATTTAAAGAAATATATCTATAATGTAAAAAATATTTTTCCATTTGAAGAAATATTTACAGGATCAAATTATAAGTCTTACAAACATAAATATTTTATAGCTTATATGAAAACAAGTGATACTCTCCAAACTAATAATTTTCAGAAATCTGAAGTAGGAAAAATGGAATGGAAATCATATGAAGATTGTATGAAAGATATACGCTCGTATAATTTAGAAAAAAAACGGATACTAACAAACATATATCATACTCTAAAATCTTATCCTTTGTTATATTTTAATGCACAGTAAATAAAGAAATATATGTAATAAATATATACATATATTTTAATTAAAGTTATACATGAAAACACGAAAAAACCTACCTAGAAATAGTAGAAAGCTTACCCGTAAAATTTATTGTGGAGGTAATAATGATATTCCTTGTGGCGTTAATGAAAAAGGAGAATTAACAAAATGTCCTCCAAATCATCGATGTGAAACTATAAATGATAAAAAAATATGCAAACCATCAATAGAAATTAAAATTACTGATAACAAAAAAAGTATTTCATTATTTGTTCCATGGAAAAGACACGAAAAATGGATGAAATATTATGATATTTTAAATAAACAAATAGATTTAATAAAGTTATTAAGGAGTGATCGTAAAAAAAACAAAAAGGTACTCATGCAAGAAAATAAAGAACTAATTGACGAAATCGAAAATAAAGAGTTAATTAAAGATATTGTTGGAGCAAATAATTCTGATGAATTGATTATTCAAAAGGTAATATTGATGCATTTATTAAAAAATAACCAAAAAAGTGATAATACTCAAATAGAAGAAAAAAAAGAGACAGAAGAACATGCTGATGAAGAAAAGGAAACTGATGAAGAAAAGGAAACTGAAGAGAAGGTAGAAGAAGTCTCAGGGGAACAAAAAGAGGTAGAGGCAGAAGTGAAAGAAAAATTAAAGGATATACAAGAAAAAATGGTAGTAATTCCATCTGATGTTGATAGTAAAGAATATAATGAAGCGTTAAAAAACAAAGAGTTACAGAATAGAGAATACTTGTCGAAAAACAATGATTACGAGTTTTTATATCCAGAATTAGACGATCCCAATTTTAATATAAAAATAACGAAGAGAAAAGAATTTCATGATACTCAATACGATGGTACAGTTTATAATGTAAAAGAACAAGCCGAAAAAATGTGTAATGTAAAATTTGAACTAATGCCTCATCAGTTATTTGTACGTAATTTTATGTCTATTCAAACTCCTTATAATAGTCTTCTTTTATACCATGGTTTAGGAACTGGTAAAACATGTTCTGCTATTGGTATTTCTGAAGAGATGCGCAGCTATATTAAAAATATTGGTTCTATGCAAAAGATTCTAGTGGTTGCCTCACCTAATGTACAGTCAAATTTTATTTATCAATTATTTGATGAAAGAAAACTAGAATTACAAGGTGGTGTTTGGAATTTGAATACATGTGTAGGAAATGAACTATTAAAAGAAATAAATCCAATGCAATTACAGAATTTATCAAAGGAAAAAGTCATATCACAGATAAAAACTTTAATTAAACAGTATTATATTTTTATGGGATACGGAGAATTTGCAAATTTTATCAAAAGAAAAACTATGGTTGATGAAAATTCTGGTTTAACTGCATCTGAAAAGAAAATTGTTGAAAGTGAAAATATTAAAAAGTATTTTAATAATCGTTTGATTATTATTGATGAAGTTCATAATATCTCAGCTATACAAAGTAATAAGCAAAATAAGAAAACTTCCGCTATGTTAATGCATGTTTGCAAACATGCTCAAAATATCCGTTTATTGTTACTATCAGCTACTCCTATGTATAATTCATATCGTGAAATTATTTGGCTAACTAACTTATTAAATATTGTTAATAAAAAATCATTAATCCGAGAAGAAGATGTATTTGATAAAGAAGGTAATTTTATAGAAGAAAAAATTACTGATGATGGTCGTAAAATAGAAGGTGGAAAAGAATTATTAAAACGTAAATTAACAGGTTACGTATCCTATGTACGTGGAGAAAATCCATATACTTTTCCTTATAGAATTTATCCTGAAATATTCGATAAAGCACGTGTTATGCAAGAAGAAAATTATCCTAAGGTGCAAATGAATAATAAAGCCATAGAAAAACCTTTAAAATATTTACCTGTCTATATGAATAGAATTGGGGATTATCAAAATAAGGTATATGAATTTATAATGCAACAATTACGTAATAAAGTATTTACAACTACTTTTCAAGGAGAAGAAAGGAATATGCCTAACTTCGAGAACATGGAATCATTTGGTTACACACTTTTAACTAATCCTATTCAATCGTTGAATATCGTATATCCGAATGAAGAATTTGACCTATTAGAGAATAATACGAAAGAAAAAAGCGAAGATGAAGTTCAAGTAAATGAGGATGAGGAGTTTAACATAGATAATAATGAAGATATTATAAATAAAATGGTAGGTTCTCAAGGGTTAAATAGAATAATGTCTTATAAAATCACAAAAAGTCCTTATATGTTGAGAAACAAGTTTGAATATAAGCCAGAAATCATTGAAAAATATGGACGTATATTTGCTCCAGATTATCTTGCGAGATATAGTTACAAAATCAGCAATATATGTAAAATCATTAAAAAATCCAAGGGAATAATAATGATATATTCACAATATATAGATAGTGGTGTAGTTCCAGTTGCACTAGCATTAGAAGAAATGGGTTTTACAAGATATGGTACATCTAGTCATACTACTTCTTTATTCAATAACCCTCCTACTGACCCTATAGATTCAATATCTATGTTACCTAAGTCAGAACATAACAATAATAAAGAATATACAAATGCGTTTAATGGAGCAAAGTATGTTATGATAACAGGTGATAAGAATTTTTCTCCAAATAATTCTGCTGATTTAAAAAAAATTATTAGTTCTGACAATAAATACGGTGAAAAAATAAAAGTAGTATTAATAACAAAAGCTGCTGCAGAAGGTTTAGATTTTAAAAACATACGACAATTACATGTATTAGAACCCTGGTATAATGCTAGTAGATTAGAACAAATTATCGGTAGAACTGTTCGTAATTTAAGTCATTGTGCATTACCGTTCGAAGAACGAAATGTAGAAATATACTTACACAGCAGTCAGAAAGAGGAAGAAGAAACAGCTGATTTGTATGTATATAGATATGCAGAAAATAAAGCTATTCAGATTGGTAAAGTGAGTCGTATATTAAAAGAAAATGCTATCGATTGCATATTAAATATAGGACAAAACAACTTAACTCTTGAAAAATTAACAGAACAATCACAAGGTCAAGAAATAGAATTAAAAACGGCTTCTATGAAAGATAATGAAACAATTACTTATCAAATCGGCGATAAACCATATACAGAATTATGTGATTATATGGATTCCTGTAATTTTGTGTGTAATCCAAATGCTGAAATAAAAGAGAACGAATTATATAAAAATACATATAATGAACAATTTGCTAAGATGAATTATTCAACAATTGTAAAGCGTATTAGAGAAGCTTTTAGAGATCAGTTTTTCTATGAAAGACAGGAATTAATAGATAATATATTGTTACAACATAGTTACCCTGTTGAACATATTGATTATGCATTAACGCAGTTTGTGAATAATAAATCCGAACATATTGTTGATAAATTTGGACGTTATGGTTATTTAATTAATAAAGAAAATTATTATGTATTCCAACCTTTTGAAATTACTGACGAATATGCTAGTTTATATGAGAGAGAAATACCTATAGATTTAAAATTTGAAAGTCTAGAAATGGAGTTACCTATAGAAAAAGGAAAACAGGAAAGTAAAAAACCGAAAACCGAGTTACAAAAAGTTACTGAAGTTGATTCTAATTTAAATGTTGGTAATATATTAAGCGAACTAACTAAAGAAATAAAACAAGTGCAACATGAAAGAGAAATTAGAGTAAAATTAGCAGAAAAATATGGAAATATTGATTCAATTAATAAACGTTCGTTGTCTCAAATGAGAGAACAATTTAAATTAACTGATAATGGATCAAATTGGTATAAAAATGCAGGTAAGATATACGATATTTTAATAAATACATATAAAATACCAGAAACAATATTAGAAAAAATCTTTGTGCATCACTACTTAGATATGTTATCTTCAGAAAAGCATATGTTATTAGTATCTCATTTATATAATTTCACAATGTCTTCAGATGAAAAATATTATACGTTAATAAAAGAATACTATGACAAGAAAATAATGGTAAATGGTGAAAAACGTAGTATTTTACTTCCATCAAATAGTAAAAATGCTTTGTATATTTTTTCTAATACAAATGCTGAATTAGTTAAAGCTAAACCAACTGAAATTATATTATTTGAAAAACAGGTTCAAGAAAAATTTATAATAACTAATGCAAAAGTAAATGATGTGTTTGGTTTTATGAGTATTTTTAAAGATGAAGTGACTTTTAAGTTAAAAACTTTGAAAGATGATAAGGCAAATAAAGGTGTCATATGTGAAAAATTAGGAAAAGTTGATATATTACATAGGTTAAAACCTATTATCAACAATAATCCATATAACACGCCAGAATGGCCTAGTTATAATAGTGAAGACTTTGATAAATTACTAAAGCCTGGATTATGTGTATTATTAGAATGTATAATGAGATATTATAACGAATCTAACAGTGACAAATTATGGTTTTTAGATATTACACAATCACTAGCCAGCAAAATTACTCAAAAGTAATTTTATAAAATTGATAACAAGATATAAAGTTATTATATCTTGTTATATTAAGATGGAAATTCAACAAGAAAAGAAACAGGGAAAGACACAAACAATTTATGGTGTATATAGCCCGTCGGTTTTAACAACGAAAGTTATATTATCTATAAATCAAGTAGGTAAGAATGTTAAACAAAATTTAGAAAAAACAATTCAAAAGAAGTGTGAAGGTAAATGTATTCCAGAAGGATTTATTAAACCAGGGTCTATCAATGTATTAACTTATTCTTCTGGAAATATAATCAATGCTAATATCGAGTTCCAAACAGTGTATGAATGTATGCTTTGTCATCCAGTTGAAGGTATGTTGATGGAGTGTGTAACAAAAACTATCACCAAAGCTGGTGTGCATGCAGAAGTAGTAGATGAAGATGGAAATGTTCCAGTAACAGTATTTATTGCTAGAGATCATCATTTTACACATAAAGAATTTTCGGTTATAAAAGAAGGGCAACGATTAATAGTTAGTATTATTGGCTCTAAATATGAATTAAATGATAAATATATTTATACAATTGCTAATTTATCTAGATCTAAACTATAAATAATAATTTATTAGTTAAATAATTATAATGCAATAATTATTTAATTTTTTTAAGGAGCATGACTATGAACATATACAGTCTTTGTTGGATTTAAACACATTTGTTGTGAAGGAAACACTTGCCCAGATAAGCATTTGTTAGCGTCATCGACTTCGACGCAACCACGTTTCCCTTCATATTCACCTACCAAGCACCATGTCATTTTATCAGATGTAATTGGTTTCTGAATAGGTGCTTCACTGCTATCAGCGTCTGGTTCTTTATAATTAAATAATTTATTGGGTTGTTTGTTACCATTACTGCTGAGAGACTGATCTAACGCTGCTCTAGCTTTAGGATCAACATTACCAGAACTAGCTTGTTTTAATAAATCTGCAACTGATTGAACTGTTCCACCAGCAATATCTACACCTGCCTTTGCTACTGTTGTTGCAACATCTTCTGTCTTATCTAATACTGTACCTGTAGTATAACCTAGAACAGATAATATTTGTGTTACTAATGGACCAAAAATACTAATCACTACTTGCATCCAATTTCCTAAAATCATTAGTAAATTTATTCCTAAAAAGGATAATATTAATAAACCTGTTAATAGCAATATAATAAAATTCTTTCCACTAAATAAATCATTGGAAAATTCATTCATGGTATTTTCCTCTTTTACAGGAGTTAAAGTATTTTCAAATGAACGGTTCATGATACAATATATATTGTACTCTTATTTTTTTATAAGAAGCTAATAATTAATAATTAATAAAATAATTTAGACATTCGTTATGTATAGTTTAATATAGTATATCTCTATTGTAATGAAATTAGCCAGTATGCTAGAATCTATGTTTTTTATAACTTTAGGTATAAGTTGCGTTTTGCTATTAATGTTATTTTATCATTTTAAACAACGAATTAGTAAGCTTGAACAGAGCAGTGAAACTATGTTTGAAATCCTTAATAATATGGTACAAGAATTATCATCAATCAAACGTGGCGATAGTATGTGTTTCCCTCCTGCATCTATGCCTATGTCACAAAATGCCCCTACATTTACTCCAGTTCCGTCAAATAAAATTCAGGTTGAATTAAGCGAAGATGAAACATCGTTACCTGATCTTATTGATGAAGATGGTAATGTTGTAAATGATGATGTTAGTGATGTCGATGATGATAACGAAAGTAGTGAATATGAAACTGATAGTGATAATGATAGTGACAGTGAGAATGATGAAAATAGTATTAAAGCAGGTTCAGATGCAGAAAAGGGAGATGATGACAGTGTAAAGGTAATTTCTGTTGATATTGATGAATCTTTAGACAACCTAGAAAATGCATCAGAATCTGTAGTTTCTGATGCGAATGAAAATATAGATGAAACAGAAGAACCTCCTGTTGAAATAAACACTGATATTATTGAAGAAATACAAGTAAGTAAAATAGAGGGAGATAAGACTTTAGAGGAAAATGATGATGTATCACATAGTTCCGTAAATACTATTGAGGTTTATAAAAAAATGAATGTACCTTCATTGAAATCATTAGTGATCGAAAAGGGATTGGCTAGTGATCCAAGTAAAATGAAAAAAAATGATTTAATTACATTATTAGAAAGTAATCAATAATTATAATAAAAAAGTATTCTCTTATTATAATATAAAATCATATATTATAATGTTTTCCAGTTTTTTCTCAAATGCACAAAATGTAGATACCGCATATCCAGCTATAAAGGAAACAATACCTCAGTCAGAAAGAGGTTATCATACCAATAATAAGTATCCTAATGTCCCTCCTCTAATGAATGATGGTCGTTCTATTACAGCATCTTGGCAACCAGACGCTACACAAAATAAAAAGTTATTAGAAGACAATAATATTAAATCTAACTGGGAATATCGTCGTTATTTAACAAAAAATGCTCCAGAAATAATGAAAAATAATTTTTTATCATCTTCTAATGATAATGGATATAATTCTCGTCCTGTAGATTTACCTAGTATTCAATCTAATCAGATTAACCAAAAAATGAAATCTCCTCATGCATTTTCATCTGTATTAGATAATAACATGCCCCTAGGATATACTACTAGTGATTTAAAAACTAATTATTTAACAAGAGAACAATTGTATGCCCGAAAAGTTTCTCCAGTAGTCACACAAGAAAATTTTATTAAAAAACAAGTAATGCCTGAAAATAATGAAAAAAAGCAATAAATATTTTTTGATATATGAAACATAAACAATAATGTATATGTTTCATATAAAATGTCTATTAAATTAATCAGTTTTGATATTGGTATTAAAAATATGGCTTATTGTTATTTAGATTATAACAATAAAGATGTAAATATATTTGACTGGGGGGTTCTCAATTTAATGAATAAACAAGCTGAAATAAACGAAACTTGTTGTTTTATGATGCCTGGAAAAAGAAAAAGTGACCCTGGTAAAATATGTGGTAAAAAGGCAAAATATTATAAAAATGATGATTATTTTTGTGAAAAACATGCAAAAAAAAGCACACAATATTTAATTCCTGCAAAACAGAATGAACTCCCTTATTTAAAAAAACAGAAAATAGATGAGTTACTAAAAATAGCAAGAAGCCATTTTTTATTTATGGATTATGAAAAAACAAAACCTAAAAAAGAAGATATAGTAAATAGTCTTTATAATTTTTTTCAAAATAAATGTTTTCAACAAATAAAAGCTAGTAAGAAAAAAACTGCCGGAGAAACTGATTTGATAGATATTGGAAAAAATATGAAACAATGCTTGAATAATTTACCAAATATAGATGAAATAACTCATGTTATTATTGAGAATCAAATATCTCCAATAGCAAATCGAATGAAAACAATACAAGGTATGTTAGCTCAATATTTTATTATGAAAAATGAAGATATACATATATTTTTTGTTTCATCTTCTCATAAATTAAAACAATTTATTGATATTTCATTAAAAAACGAATTTGTTGATAAACCAATTACAAATAGTCAATATAAACCAAAAAATAACCCAAATTATAAAGAAAATAAAAAAGATGGTATTTATTACACGAAAGTTATACTTGATAGTAATGATCATTTGCAAAAATGGAAAGAATCAATGAATACTACGAAAAAAGATGATTTAGCAGATTCCTTTTTACAAGGATTATGGTTTTTTAAAGATAAAAAAATAATATATTATGCGGATGATTTAAAAATAAATATTGTATAAATATCATAAGTCATGGACGTAATTGATATTGGAGCTACTGATATAGAAGAACCTGTATCCATTAATATTAATGATACCCCTTCTGTAAATTTTGGATCAGGAATTGAATTATTAATGAATGATAAGAATCGTCCAGGAAATGAAAATGTAAAATTGGATTTAGGAGATCTTAACGATCTAGAAAATGAATTAAACGATCTCTCAGAAGGAGCTTCAAAAGCGCCTGCTCCTACAAGTAATAACGATTCAAAGACCCTAAGTGGTATGGCTTCTGATATGTTTGGTTTAGGAGGTTTTATGAAAACAGAAGAACCTAGTGAAAATATAAAAATTAACGATTCAGAGCCCGAGTCAGATGCAAATCTTGGATTTGCAACTCGTGAGAGTATTGGTACTACAAAGACTTGGGATGGATATAGTAAAATGAATGAAATGCCCGCTGCTGCACCTAGACCTTCTATGAATGAAAGAGAGAAACGTAGAAAAAAACGCATGATGTTGAAAAAGATGGAAGAGTGGTATGACAAAGGTCATATTAAACAAAATAGTGATTTAAGCATGGACTCTTCTTTCGAAGAGATTGAAGACGAATATGAGACCATTATGGAAGAAAAAAGAAAGAAGGATTCTATAAAACTACAAGGATGGTGGTTTATGACATTTGTAAATTCTGTGGAATATGCAAATGCCGCTTTTAATCCCTTTGATTTAAACTTGGATGGTTGGGGTGAGCAAATTAGTGAAGATATTGATAGTTATGAAGAGATATTTTCAGAGCTTCATGATAAATATAAAGGCGGAAAAATGGCACCTGAGCTATCTTTAATGTTACGACTAGGGTTTAGTGCTGCTGTATTAAACTTTTCTAATAAAGCGTTATCTAGTGCAACCCCGGGTTTTAATGATGTAATTAAACAAAGCCCTGAACTTATGCGTATGTTTACGGATGCAACTGTTAATACTATGAGCCAACAATCACCTGGTTTTGAATTTGCTAACAATTTAATGCAAGATCAGATGAATAAACCAAGAGGACCCCCTCCTCCTGCTCCAGTAGAAACTCAAAATAGACCACCTCCTCCTCGACCTGGTATGACATTTACTGAAACACCTAGTAATCGTCCAGATATAAATGCTAGTCGTGGAGCTATGTTTCAGGAAAAAGGTGTTGATTTGAATAATGGTATGGCTTCTATTAATGAACAACCTAGATCTAAACCTGCAGCTAGACCTGAAATGAGAGGACCTCAAACTAGTGAAATTGATGATATCCTATCTGGTTTGAAAACTCGTACGGTAGATATCCGTAAAGATGCTAACACTGTAAGTAATGATAATGATTCTATGATTTCTGCAAGTTCTTTGAAAGATATTCAAAATCCAAATGTTCCTCATAAATCAAATAGAAAGAGAAATAAATCCGATAAGAATATTATCAGTTTAGATATTTAATACTTTTTATTATCTACATACTTGAAAAATTCAACGATTAACTTAATATAATTTTTATTATTTATTATATGAAGTGTATAAATATATATATATAAATAACAAATCAATGGGAAAAATAAATTTTATTCACATACCCAAAAATGCGGGTACTTCGATAAAAGAAATCTGTAATAGAAATAGAGAAAAGTTAATATATAACGGACATAGTACTAATGTACATGATAAAGATATAAAAAATCAGTTAGTTATAATTAGAAATCCAATAGATAGGTTTGTTTCTGCTGTCAATTATTCTCTACAAAAATGGGCAAAAGCCTCCCATGTGAAATGTTTGATTGAAAAACAAATAGATACACCAGAAAAATGGGTTCAAGTATGGATGAATCCAGAAGATGATAATTATCCATATTTAATGAATATGATTAAAAATGATAGTCATAAAATTGGTACTAATTTACTCGAATATAAATGGACTTATGCTCAGCAATACTTTTGGATAAACAATCCGAAATTTGTACTTATAATGGATAATTTAAATGAGGAGATCCAATATTTAACAAAAAAATATAATATGAAGTGTGTTATAAAAAATAAAAATAGTACAAAAAAAATCAATCATGAACTAAGTGAAACATCTATAAATTTTCTAAGAGAATTTTATAAAGAAGATTTTATACTATACGAAAAATACCAAAATATGAGTATTGAAGAAAGAACATAGGTAGTAAAAATAATAATAAAAATTATATATTATTATTTTTAAGTGTTTCTATTTACCAAATTATGATAATCCTCTCTATACAATTGAGTTAAATCATCGTATTTTGTTATGTAATTGCCATCCCGATATTTGGAATAAATTTGTTCAATAACCGCTTTATCCTCACATATGGTTTTATCCATCATTTTTTTTGTAACTTCATCAAATAAATCATCTACAAAAGGAATATTAAACACCCAATTATTTCTATATGTCTTTACAAATAAATGTGTTTCTTGATCATTTATAGGTAATGCTGATGTTACAACTGTATTAATAAAATCGCCAAATATAACTCTTGCAACCGTATAATGAGGTAGAATATATTCATTTTCCACTATTAATTTCTTTTTACCAAATATCTTTGCTGCCATAGAATCTTCACCTGCTTCGTATTCATATATATATTTATGATGTCCTTCTGCTACCTTTTCTAACTTTTCAGATAAGGGTAACGGGCGTTTTTTATTACCAAAGCTATGAACCTCAGAAATATGTAAAATATCTAAAGAATTTTCTGTTACGGTTCGAGCATCCATTTTAAAAACCTTATTTAAACTAATCGAACGAAAAGATTCATTTCCGGCTTCTGGCTCCAACCAAATTGTATTTTGATCAGGCAAGTCTGTTTTTATATCAAAAATTGGACGATTATTTAAATAAAGCCAATTATTTAAATTTACAATTTTAAAGTAAGGTATATCAGTACGGTAATTATAATGCTGATTACCTCGTAATTGATTTTGTCCAGGCGTTTGAACTAATCTACCATGCGTATTGTATTTAAATGTATGATATGGACATACTACACAATTATGTTCTTTATCGATTCGTCCTTTT